GCTTGTGGTCACGTCGAGCAGCAACGGTAGCCGTACCAACAGCAGCTGCATCTCCTGACGCTGCTGTAGTCGGAGCAGTGGCGTCAAAAGCAAGGATGGTGGCATCGGTGGCGGGGGCCTGACCGCTCGACCCGGCAACGTTGGAGGTGCCGAGCGTGATGCCCGGCGCAGCAAAGACACTCGTTCCGAGGTCTTGCTTGGTGATCCGTGTTGCGCTCATGCGATCCCTTTCTACGTCGTGTAGCTTGCCACCAGACTCGCATCTGGACCGGGCTCATTGCCTGTCTCGAATGTTACCACGTTGGCTGCCAGTGTAAAGTCGTTCCCGGCACCGACCCTCATCAAGAGACCGTCCCGGAATAGCAGCAACGACGTGGCCGGCGATGGCGTGTGAGCCAGGGTAAAGACGGCGTTGGTGCCGTTGATGTTGCCCGCAGGAGACTCTCCCCAGACGTGCGTATGGGCATGACCCTCGTTGACCGGCACGTATGTGATTGTCTGAGTGAAACCCCCGTGTCCGTCAGGGGTATAACTGATCTGCTGGGTCCAGGTCGTTCCCGTAGACTGATCGAGGTAGTTCGTGGCTGTGGGCACGCCAGGCTGGAAGAATATCTCGGGATCACCCCAGCCAACCTGCCACTCCTTCTGCGTGCTGAAGGGCTGAGACCCGATCAGATCATTACTGGGTGCTGTGGTGTCTTCGCGCGGCAGCAGGGTCAGAACGGTGTTCTGGTTGCCGTCATCGCTGGCCTCCCAGGCGATAGCCATTGCGGCCCAATAGCCGGACCCGAACCGGGAGGTATCAACGATGCCATGCTTGATGCTGACCGGGAACTGATCGCAGATATCGTAGCCACTGCGCGGTGAGAGCATGCCAGACCGAAGCGCCAGCCCCATGCTCCTCCCGAGTTTGCTGTATTGAAGGGCTGCTTCCCTGGCCCGACGCTCCAGATCGTTCTCGTCCTCAACGTTATCCACCAACTGGACCTGGGAAATGCGTCCCCACACCGACTGGTCTATGCCGGGCGCCGACACCGTCTTGTAGCGCACCTTCAGGCCGTCTATGGAGCGGCCGATCATATGCATCACGGACATCCACTGCTTGCCAAACGGGATGACCCGGTAGCCCTGCACCAGTTCGCCGTACCTCAACCGCAGGTTGTCGCGCACGACCCCGGGGTTGTCCGTCACGACGAAGGAATAGGTGCCGTCCGAATTGCGCCTGACCTCAACACGCGTCTGCTTTCCAGTACCCTGTCGGTGACTGTCGATGAGACCCGTCGAGAGGTCGATCAGGTGCTTCATCGTGCTGTAGATCGTCACCCGCTCATTCATCTCGGCGATAGGACCCCGGGTGATGAAGCCCACGGGGCTATCCGTCAGGCCGATGGCTCGATCTATCTGGTTCACGATGATGTCGTGGATCGTCATGTCCGTGTACTTGGAGCCACCGTTGGCATAGGTCTTGTCGATGTCGCTGGGATCATAGCGCTCGTCCACGACAGTGTTGGCGAGAGCCAGGTAGTCGATGCCCTGGAACACAGCTGAGTTCTGATCGGCGTCGTAATCCCAGATCAACCCGGCGAACACCTCGCGCCAGCCATCGTTGTCGTAGAAGTCGATGGCGTAGTGAACCTGCCGGGGCTCGATCAGAGAGACCTGTGGATCGTCTACTGGCAACGTGAAGTGGGCCTCCCCTCCGCTATTGAACACGAGGCTCGCACCGACACTCTTGGGATGCTCGAACTGCGCGATGATCTTGCCCGGGCCTCGACCGTTCACTCGATCCATTTCCATGATCCGAATGCGCCAGGGCGAATGCGGTGTCAGCTGAATGCGGGACTCGTCGTCACTGCTGCCCGGGTTGAAGTCGTGAGTCAGGATCAGATAGGTGTAGGCCCACGGAGCCTCGCAACCCGGCTTAGCCCAATACCGCATGCGCAGCGAATACTTCCCGGCCACGCAAGCCTTTCCCCCGTACAGGGTGGCCCAGGACTTGGAACCACCCGGCAGGAACTTCTTGCCCGTGTTCCACACGGTAGCTGGGGCAGCCTCCCCCATGTCTTCAGGCCAGGGGCTAGCGCCATTCGCTAGGTCGAGCATAGCCCAGAAGCCTGTCGGGTCAGAGGCGTACCCGCCAGCCCAGATGTTCTCATAATCGTGGTCGTTGGGTCCGTTGATCGTTCGGATCGCCAGACTGTTGATGCCCTCAACAAAGGCAGACGGGTTGATCTCGACTGGGGCGTTACCGTTGATGGCTGTTGACGCCACGAGCACCCCGTTCAGCCATATCTCCAAGGCGTTGTCGGCCCCGTACTGCAGGGTCACAGGAGACGACGGCAGGCTGCCGATGCTGAACTCGGTTCGGGCCAAGTAGATTGCGGAGAGGAGAGCAGGGGTCGAATAGATCGTCCTGTCGCACAGCCAGGACGGGCCTGCAAGAATGACCGGCCACCAGGGATGCGTAACCACTTCCGCCGGACTCCAGGCGCTATCGTCAAAGCCAACCAGCTTCCAGTCCGCCGGCTCCGCGTTGAACTCCTCCGTATGGTCGTTGGCCCACCAGCTGAGCGGCAGCGTCTTCCAGTGCGCATCGGTCACGATCTGGTTGTAGAGCGCCATCTCGATCTGATACGCCTGAAGATCGTAGTCGCTGCCTACCTGCTGATCTCCCTTGAAGACGACACCGGCCAGGGTGTCAAGGGTAGCCTCGTATGGGGCAATGACGGGCGCGCTCAGGGTCGGACAGGTCACCTTGACCGCCATCAGGGCAGTCCACTCGGAGACTTCTCCCTCCTGATCGTAGTACCTCGCCTGCCACTTGTAGGTCGTGTCCGCCGTTAGAGTCAGGTTCTCCGGTACGACACTGAAGTGAGCCGTCACCTTCTCGGTGTCGGACGCGATCCGGGACGTGTTCCACACCAGCATGTTCGTCGGCGAGGCAATGAAGTTGCGGTCCAGCAGGTACAAGTCCTGGCCGTCCTGATTGACGATGTGGGCCGGGCTTGTCGCCTCTCCGGTGACGCTGTGGCCCGGCACGGTGATCGCCGGACCCAGACTGTAGGTTCGGTGAGTGGGCAGCACGGCGGTGTCGCCCGCAGTCAGCAGACGGATACCGGGGTCGTGCAGTAGTACGGCTACCGGCTGCGACAGGGTGAAGTTGCGATCCAAGACGTACAGGGTTTGGCCGTCCTGTACCACCTCATGCGCAGGACTGGTGCTCTCCCCGATGACACTGTGCCCAGCGATGGTGACAGCCGCACCCAGCAAGTAGGTGCGATGGGCAGGAACCACCGGGAGATCGGGCACAGGACCCGAAGTAATCAGTCGGATGTTGGGGTCCAGGTCCAACACCGCGATTTGCGCTGGAACCGGAGATGACCATGCCTCCGTGAAATTACGGTCCAGGAGATATAGCTCGCGGCCGTCCTGGGTCACTACATGAGCCGGGCTGGTGTCTTCACCCACCTCGCTGTGCCCCGGGATGGCGACGGCGTCACCAAGGGCGTACACGTGCTGGGTTGGCACCACTGCCAGATCGTTCGAGTCCAGTAGACGAATGTTCTCATCGTACGGCAGCACACCGAGCGGCGTCGCCTCGGCGACGTCTGTGTAAACGGCGACTTCGATCCTGGCGATGGTGTCCCCTTCCTTGACGTCACTGAAGTCGCCCTCGAACGCCGAGACGACTGCCGTATCGCCAACAGGGGTAAGGTTGGTCGGCACGTTTGGCTTGGTCGGCCCCAGTTCGTAGGTCACCGTCAGATACGGGCGCAACCCCTCGGCGGCCTCAGCACTCCATCCCGTCCACCGCGTGTCGGGATCGATGGTGCCGTAGATGCCGATGCCATAGTTGGGTGCCTGCCCGCCACCGAGCACCGAAGCCGGCGCCCAAGCCCGCACCATGGCGGTGACGTCGATGTTGACCAGCCCGCCGGCTACCCGCTCTGGAGTGGCGCCAACCATGTCCGTCGTGGAATAGGAGGGGTCGGTCCAGTCGTCCCCTACGAACACATCGTCGGCGCTCGCCCCCTGAACAAAGGCACTCGTCAGGCGCCGAGCGGAGATCGTCGGGTGGGCCGATATGGCGCCCGACATCTGCTGGCCCCCACCATTGTCCGTCGTCAAGGTCAGGATGGCACTGACGACCTTGCCCACATCGAGCCAGTCCGCATCGAAGTCCACGAACGACTGATAAACGTAGGGTCGGTCGGCGCCCCCATGCCCCGCGCACAGACGGGTGTTGCCGCCGCAGCCTGCCTGAAGGCCCGGCGCGTAGACGACAACCGTGCTTCGACTCGCAGACCAAACCTTGGTCTGGCTCACCCAGGTGCCTCTCGGATAATGCGGTGGCGGTTGCTCTTGCGCATCCACTCCTGGATGGCCACGGAGAGATTGCTGTCCAGGGAAGCCATCGAGACGTCAGTGTTGTTCGTCCGCGTCTGCCACTGTGTAAACAACGCACGGCTGCCGGTCAGCCGTCGCAGAGCCTCGATCCGACAGACCAGGATGATGTCTTCCTCCACTTGGGCGCCAAACGGCAGGTAGTCATTGTCGCCAGAGACCGGCGGCCACGGGCAGTATCCACGGACCCGGATCATGTCCCGCGCCGGGTCGATCAGGTCCATGTAGCGGTCTGGCAGCATCAAGTAGCCGGCCCAGAAGTACCACCCTGCCTGCGAGTAGGTCAGCCCGGTCGGATGCTTCGACATCGGCTCCAGCTGTTGCCAGGCTTTCTTCGTCGGCACCCCCCGCCACAGTTCGACGTTCACGACAGAAACATCATCCACCGGACCACCGAAGACGTCTCCTAGCAGCAAGTATGACGACGTGTCGGCGATGGGCGTGATGTCTTCGGTGAACCGCATCGGCGTGATGTCGCTGACGTCTGCCCACGCCGCAGCGATCATGTCCTTCAGTGTGTCTGCCTGGAACGTAGTCTTGTCCGGGTCCGACAGCACGCGGGCGAGCTTGGTTTGCAGTTGCGAGTAGGTCGTCGCCATGCCTGTAGTCTAGGCGCTCGATGGGGCTGACGCAACTGCTACTGCGTCGATCACGTCGTTCTGAGGTGTTCGGACTTCCTCCGGGTAACGCTCCAGATGGGCTCTCTGTACATCCTCCAGGAACGGAATCGCGTCGGCATTCCCAGCAGCTACTTGTTCGTTCAGATCGCCCCAGATGTTGTCCGTCTTCAGCACGCGCTTGGTGGAGTGACTCGTCTCGTGGACAATCACCAGGCCCATCGCCGTGCCGACCGCGCGACCCCGGTACCGTAGGGTGTCGAAGAACTTGATGTCGCCGTGCCAGATATGGTAGGTCTCATCGAAGATCGGCACGTCGGGGTCTGTTGGGTCGTACAGAAAGGCGAAGCCCTCCTGGTTGATGTTGGTGCCCTTCATGGATAGCGATACCCGAATGCGGTCGGGGACCTGGGGTCGTTGCCTGGACTTGATCCGAAGTCGGCCGGGCGACGTGTCGCAGCAGATCACGCCCGTCTTCGGAGTAGCACGCAGAGCCTTCTCCATGAACGCCAGCGTGCCTGGCGCCATCTCGATGTCGTCATTGAGAATCGCGACGACGGTACAGCCGGCCGCCCGCAGTCGAGCCACGCCATCGTTCCACATCTTGTGGATGTTGTGGCCGAAGTCCTCACTCTCCTGAACAATCACCTCAACGCCGTCTTCTTTGAGCACTTGGCACAGCGGTTCCAGCTGCTTCGGATGAAACCGTGTCGGGATCACGGCTCCGATCTTCCCGAGAGGAACAGAGGTCGCTTTGGCCGGGCCTGGGTCCAACCCCTGCCGCTGTCGCCAGGTCAGCGACGTTCGCTGTGGCTCTTGCCGAGGCGGCCGAGTCGTAATCGGCAGGCCCCAGGAATGGTGGCAGCGGTGTACCGCGTACACCCACGGACGCACATAGCCCCCGTCCTCCGCTTTCTGGCGCTCCTCCCACGGCATCTGATAGAACGTTCCCGGGGGCAGGATCAGCACGTCGTCGCGCCCCATACAGACCCGAGAAACAGCCAACGGACCAATCGACATCGCGTCCGGCCGAGGCTTCTCCAGTTCCGCGACGGCCACAGTCAGGATTGCCTCCACCGCAGGATGACCTGGCTCGAATCCCATCACGGCGTTGCCGGTGCGATCCGGCGCTTCGCAGCCCGCAAAACCCTTCAGGCCGAGCAGGGGATCGAATGACTGATAGGGCTCTACGTCCCAATCGACGTACACGCCACCATCTCGGGCCAGGACTTCATACCGCATGAAGTCTGCCTGCTGCGCCAGGCTCGCGCACTTCGGCCATAGAGGAGCGGTGCGCGGGAACTTCTCTGGCTCGGGAGTGTGGGTAATCAGCTGCCAGGTCGGGTGGAGCTTGGCAAACTTGGCCCACCAGCGCTCAGCGTCGGGCGGGGGCGTGCCAATGGCAACGCGGTGTAGGATCGGCGGTATCATCTCAGCCGGCCACCGCCTCGTAGAACCAGAGACGGCTTCCAACCTGCGGGGTTACTCCCGTTGAGAAGGCCACCTCGTACGCCGACGTCCCCGGCGGGATAACGGGATGCGCCTCGGAAGACCCCAGGTCCAGCATGTCAAACCGGGGATTCTCAGCATTGTTCTCCTCGACCGTCAGCACTTTCTCCTGACCGTTGTAGCGAATGATCCGGTTGCCCGATGAGGCCGGCACGTTGATGGTCATGGCAGAACCACCGATCTGCAACAGAATGGCGCCGGCAGTTGCACCGACCGTGACGATGATGTTGGGACGAGCGATGTACGTTCCGCGATTGACGAGGTTGCCGAATATCTGGCCTCCTGCCGTCAGGGCGTAGTTCTGGGCGTCCCGACCGTAAATGCCGGGGTCCTTCTGGAGCAGGGTCGCAGCCCACGGGATCGCCAGGGCGTCGGTATCCTTGCCGCCCTGCTGCTTCCTGGCCCACGTCACCTTCTTGGCGCGCGGCAACGCGAAGACCTGGAGCGGAATCAGGAGGTCGGGGTAGTTCACCGTGTCGGCCGTGGGCATCTTGAAATAGAGGGGCCGGAAGCCCTTGTCGGCCGGACTCTCCCTCTGGGCCAACACCGGACTCAGCGCCGCCGACCAGGCGCGGTACTCGTCGTACAGCAGGGCTCGCGTCTTGCCGTACAGGGTACCCGTCATGTTGACTCGACGTGCCCCCAGGAAGACATCGCCGGCATCCATACCGTCTTGTTCGGACCGCTTCTCTGTGAACTGAACCACGTCTACGTCGCTGAAATCAACCGTCTCCACCGTCGAGCCGGTCACCCTGCCAGCCTCGGCATTGGCTGCAACGTCTTTGTCGTTCAGGAGGTAGCTTCGGTACTCGATGTCTTCGTTCTGGTCCATGCGAGCAGTATAGCAAGACCCCCGGCGCTTGCACACCGGGGGTCTCGGGCTGGCGGACAGAACCGCCAGGGCTGCTACAGGGACGACGCCGACAAGATGTTGATGTACCTGGGCTCGGAGACGACACCACCGGTATCGCTCAGAGACCCCTGAACATCCATCTCGCCGACGAGGACGGCATCGAGCCATCCCTTCCAGGAGATGAGCGCGGACTGGTGGGCCGGATCGTCGTGGCCGCCCGGCATCGTCACGAACGTTTCGTTGTTGCCGAAGTCGCCGACCGCGAAGAAGTTGGGGCCGAAGATCGACGTCAGGTAGACGTCGATGCTGTCCGTGCCGGCCCCGGCCGCCACATGGGCGTTCGGAGACGACATGAACCGGACACCCGCGTACTGACCAAGCTCGCCGGAGAACAGGGCTTGCGCGCCTGCGTACCGGTTCGCATCCAGCCAGCCGCCCGCGTCGTCGTCCATCTCGACGTCGAACTTGACGTACGGATGGAGGATGCCACGGTAGGTGCTGCCGTTGAAGCGCGGCACCGAGCCACCTTCAAGCAGGGCAACGCCCTTCTTGATGTCCGATGAGGCGAGAACGTCGCCCGTACCAACGTCTCCGACAACGGTGTTGCCGGTGCCGGAAGCGATCACGTTGGTACCAAGCGCGACGGCGTTGGCCGCAACCTTGTCCGCAACGGCTTCGACCCACCGAGCAAGGCGCTCGGCGTTGATCGCCATAAGACGCTGAGGGCTCTGGAGAAGCGCCACGTCGGTGATCTTCAGAGTCTTCATGCGCTGCCTGGTGCTGAACTCCTCGTATCCAACGGCGAGGGAGTCCACGTCGTTCGGCTCGCCTTCGGTCACGACGAGCGAAGCCGCCAACTCGGCATCGTCAACGACGATGTCGGGATAGTTGAGGTAGCGCATCGTGCCCTTGGACCCAGCGACATGCTCGGCCCTGATGAAGTTGCCTGGAGTCAGGTAGGGAAGGGGCGCCCGCAGCAATTCCTCCAGGGTCTTGCTGATGAGCGTTTGCACGGTCTTGTCGAAGTTCGACGTGTCCGTACTGAAGACGGCGTCGGGCATGTATGCCTTTCAGGTGCCCCTCTAAGCCTCGGGGCTGGCTATCAGGCGGGGTATCCCGGAAGCGGCATCTTCAGGAGGCGAGCGCGGACTTCTGCCGCCGTCTCCTCCTTCGGCTGGGCCGCCCCAGCTGTTCCCCTGGACTCGCTGTGCTGAAGGGGAGTGATTGGCTCTCCGTCACTCAGCATGGCCTCGAACTTTGCCAGACGGACCTCATCGGTCAGTTCCGGCAATTCCTTCCGAGCGTTCGGGTACTTGACGTCAAGAATCCGGCCGTTGGCCTTCTCCTCCGCTTCGTCAGCCCTTTTCTTCTCGGATGCGACCTGCGCCGTCAGTCGCGCCGTCTCGGTGAGTTCCTTCTGGGCCTCGGTCTGTTCTGCCAGTTCGTACTTTACGAGCTTGGCAGCTAGGTCCTTGGCCTTGTCCTCAGCGATCTTGCGCGCTGCTTCTGCGCCGGCCTGGCGCTTGCGCATCGAGGCAATTTCAGCGGCCGGGTCCGAGCCCTCTGGCTTCGGGGTCTCAACGGGAGAGCCCTCACCTTCGGGGGTCGCTACCTGATCGTTGCTTGCGTCATTTGCGTCGTTTCCCATGACTTCCTTTCTTCTACACCGTTTACACGGATTTGTCAAGCCCGCGAAGTCATCTGCTCCGCAACACTTGCTGCAACTGCTGAAGCTGACTCTCCAGAGTCGGCCCCAACTGAGTTCCCTGTACCGGTTGTGTGAGGTCAGGTGCAGCCTGTGTCGGCGTCGCCGTACTCGGCGTTGCGCTCACTTGCTGCAACTGCTGTTGTTGTTTCGACGTCAATGGGTTGACAGCCGAGTACGCCTGGCCCGCTTCGCCGGCCGCTTCAAGGAACCGATCCGTCCAGCGCTTCGGGTTGAACAGGTTGTACTCGGAGTCGAGCATCGTGGAGAAGTCCTGATGCTTTGCCATAGCTCGCACCCACGGCGGCAGACTGGACTTCATGTCCTCCCACGGGAAAGACGGCGACATGTACGACAGCAGCCCCATCACGGCGCTCTTGCCGACCTTGTCCCACAGGTCTTTGATGCGCGGGTCGTACTGCGACTGAAGCGCGATGCTCTGCTGCACCTTGTAGTATTGGTCAAGCATCGCCCCAGTGCGAATCCCGAACGGTTCGTAGGCCAGGAACCGTATGGTCTCCGGCACCACCTTGCCCCAGAAGTACGAACTGGGGTACATCGCGAAGAACGGGTGGTTCAACGACCGCTCCAGCACCGTGCGCTGTGGGTTGATGTTGGCGAGCCGGAACGCGTCCGTCTCCGTCAGACGCAAGTTGTTCGAGAGCACGTGCAGCATCGCCGCCTGCGTGAAGTCGTATGGCGACGCGCCATCTTTGGGGATGTTCTGCGCGATCCCCTTCAGCACCTCGCCGGCTTGGAACTGCGGGCCGACCTCCTGCATCCACTGACTGAAGTAGCGGGCAGCGCGCTCCACCTCGGGCTCGGCGATCTCCCGAACGGCCCCTGGCGCAAGAACCCGAACGTCCTTCGTCAAGAAGTCCAACTCACCCTTGCTTGTGTCCATCCCCTCTTTCACGTCCAGGCCAAACGACTTCTTGACCGCCGCATTGACCACGCCGATGTCCTCAGTTACCCAGTTCTTAGCCGTCTCGAAGTCTGGGTTCATAGTGACGTGTTTGAAGCCCGGCAGCTGACTATCAAGCTGATGGGCGGCTGCCCAAATCTCCTTCGGGTCAGTTGCTGTAGGGACAGCGACACGATAGAACTCATCCAGAGGATGCCACTGACCATCTCCTCCGAGAACTTCGAGCTTGTTGGGTGACAGAGCCTTATTGGAGAAGCTGTCACCTGTATACCGCTCATCAGTCAATCCCGAAACATCGGCCTCCCTGGCTCGCAGAATGGCCGTCTTGCCTTCCGGCTGGAACTTCTCGACCGCCTTAGCGTTACGGTTCCAGTAAATGCGCTTACCAGTTCCGCCATCAGGCCATGCCGCCTGCTCGTCACGATAGCGAGTCGATTGAGGCCGGAGCTTGTCCGTCGAGATGTCAGTAGCATTGTCTGCACCGGTCGTGTGATACACATAGCCGGGTTCCGTCGTAGCTTCACTGACTTTCCCCAGACCAACAGTATCAACAGGTGCCTGAGCGGCGAGCGCCTTCTGCATCTCAGCCTCGGCTCCGTCCCCGAAAGCCTCCTTATAGGCCGGTCGGAAAGCGTCCAACATCTGGTCGTAGTTGACCTCGCCCTTCGCAATCTGAGACGTCAACTTCAGACGATCAGCCATCTCCTGTGCCACGGCACGGTCCTGCACCAACGGAGTGCGACCAATCATGTTGCGGTCGCCCGCCGACCCAAGACCGCGAGTGCCGGCCGGCAGTTCATCTGACGACTTCAGCCCATCTCGCAGCACCGCTGGCATGTTCGTCGTGGCGTGGAAGAACCCCTCGCGCTTCAGACCAGCGGGATACGCCAGGCCCCCGTTGATCTCCATGGCGTTCGTCGTGAACCCCTCCGGCACAGCCGCCACCGAAGCGCCAGCCACACCCGTCTCGCCGCCGGCACGTCGAATCACGAGGTCACGGAACTGATTGTCAGCAGTCGGCCCCCAACCACCCCTTAGGTCTTCGGCCACTTGATTCAAGCTCTGGGCCGTCTGATGGTCGCCGGCCGCCATCGCCGTCTCAATCAGCCCGTTGGGGCCAGTGATCCGCTCCAGGAAGTGGTCAAGCAGCCGCGCCTTCATCGACGGCTGAAGGTGGCCCGTCACCAGCTTGGTCATCTGGTCCATCCCGGCCTCACCCTTCTTGGCGGCGCGCATCACGTCGAGCGTGAACTTCATCTCGCTGTCAATGCCCTTGGCGGTAGTCATCGGCATAACCTGGGTGAGATAGTCCACGGCCGGCATCTTCTGGAGCTTGGCCGCCTTGAAGATCATGGTCTCGACGCCCTGCATCTCAGTCCGCGTCATGCCCAGATCGGACGCCAGACCGTCGAAGTAGTCGCGCCAGTTGAACATCAGGGCTGTCGTGAAACGCTTGATGTGGTCGGGGTGATAGCCCAGCGTCTTCATCATGTCGGATACGTCCCCAAGGGTGTACGCCCCGCGTCCGAGCGCCGCACGCAGCGTCGCGGCCGAACTGACATTCGGCAGGCCCAGAGAGGCGGCGCCACCGTCGAGCCCCAGTGGGCGCAACTCGCCGATGTCGGTCGGCTTGTGGTACTCAGCCTTCGTAAACTGCTTCTGATAGCTCAGCATCCCCTCCGGCGTACGGTCCTCAGCCATTGCGTCATCGAGAATCTCCGTCAGGTACCGCAGGCCCACCTCGTTGTCTGTTGCCAGCCGGCCCAGGCGCTTCGACTCCTCCTCGCGCAAGTAACTGAGCATCGGCACCTGATCCTGACGCACGTTGACCCACACCTCGCGCTCCGCGTCCGAAGCGGCGTTGGCGATCTTGTCCTCTACCATCTTGCGCACCGTCCCCAGCGCATCGAAGACCATCTGGCCCGCCTGCGAGTTGATGTACTTCAACTCGTTGTTGATGACCATTTGGCCCGACCAGCGCTTGAACTTCTCGCCAAGGTTGCGCTCGTAGCCGGGGAGCGAAGCAAGCTCCTCCTGTAAAGCGCGCTGCCAGCCGATATTGGTGATGCGCTCGGTGAAGTCCATCTGGAGATCACGCGCCAGACTTGTGTGCCCCATCGTGTGCATGACCTTCGCCATCTCAGCTTCAGGTGTGCCCGGTTTCGGCGCACGACCCAACAGGTCCGGGATCACGCCGCGATACATATTGAACCACGGCGCGTCGAACTCAGCTTGAATGAAGAACAACGGGTTCAGGGCATACCGCAACGAGTTGTAGAGCTTGATCGTCACGGCCCCGAGGTAGTTGTTGCGGTCCAGTCCCCGAGCGATCAAGGAGGAGCGAATGCGCTGCGTTGTCCAGCTGGACAGACCGAGCGTGCGCACGTCCCCGCCAGCTGCCTTCGCCAGCATGGTGTAGATGTCACGCTTGCCGACATTGGCGCCGACAAGGTCTTTCAGTTCCGCCTCCGAAGCCCGCCAGAAATCGTCGGGGCTCATGCCCGCAATGGTGAAGCTGTGGTCCTGACTGTATTCCCGGGAGAGCCGGAACACACGCTTGGCGACTGAGTCCGGGATGGCCGCACCCTCGTATGACCGCAACTGCCGGCGGAACGACTGCTCCATCGACACCATCATTCTCTCGCCGGAGATGCGGTCCATGGCGGTCTGATGCAGCACCTCCATCGCGTCACCCATCTGACCGGCAGCCTTCGCCAATCGAGAATCCTTGACGGCCTGCGGAATGGCCCGACCCAGTGGGTCCACTAGCATACGCACCCGACCTACTTGATGAGGGATCGCGTCCGAAACGTTGTCTACCATTGGCGCGTAGGCCATCGTCAACTTGCCGTCCGCATCCATCATCAGTCCTGTAGCCTGATCCGTTGTTGGCTTGAAGCCCAGGCGCCAGATCGGGTTGCCCTCACTGTCCACCCAAGCGTCAAGGAACTGACGCTTGAACTGGGCCGGTAGCGACTTCATCTCCGAGACATCGAGTGCGGAGTGCAAACGCCCTTGCTCGATGATATTCTGCAACTGATTCACCCGACGGTCCAGCATGTGAGTACCGCCTGTGGTCACACGGCCAATGCTATCCACGAGACTGTATTGGCCGGCCGCCTCATTCCAGAGACGCAGCGCCTCCTCCGGCGTAGCCTTCTGGATCGCCGATACGAGGTTCTGGGCCGCCACCCGATCCAACTCCTGCGGGTTGAGGAGCGCCAGGTCTCCGACCTTGCTGGCGAAGTTCCCCCACGCTTCCGGAGCGATGCCCGACACTACGTTGCGGAACGCCGAATCGGCCTGACTGAAGGTCAGGTAATGCCAGTACGCCTGCTCGTCGCGCGACATCTGCGCAACCTCAGTCTTGGCCTCGGCGATGGGACGCTGAATGAACTTCGCGAAGCGCTCAGCAAGCGCATCCTGGCCCGACTGCGTGAGGAAGAACTCTCGGTTCTTCTGTGTGTACTCAGCAATGCGCGTCTTGGTGTCCGCCGCCGCGTTGTGCAAAGCGAATTGCAGTTGCTCCTCCGACACGACATCACCCGGCAAGATGGTCTTGCCCATCCCCTCCTTGACCAGTTGTTCCATGCCCCACTTGCGTACGTTGTTCATCGCCGACACGCCCTCTGCGGTGTCAAGAGCCTCCTTGGATACGTCAAGACGAGCCGCACGACTCGCAGCGTCCTTGACTGCCGTTGGCCCCATGCCCAGCCTGAAGCCCTCGATACCAACAGCCGCCGTGGCGTCGAGCTTCGCAGCCACCCTCGGACCACCGCTCGGAATACCGAAGTTCAATACCTGCCGGGCAACCCGGAACTTCGGCCCCATCACCGGGTCATCCCGAACCTTCGAGACGGTCGTTCCAAGGGCGTCAGCCGCCTCCTGGATCGTCCGCATGATCCGATTGGCTGACCGAGCGTCGTTGGTGATGCCAGCGATTCGGGCAGGGATAGCAGCCGCCGCCGACGAACCCAACATCGCAACCTGAAGCGGGTCCAGAGAGACCGACATGGCGAGTTCCGAACCAGGGTCAGACGAGAACCCCTGACCGTGAGACACCAGGAAGTTGTAGGCGTGCTTGTTCGTCCAGCCCTGTTCCTTCATGCCGGTCACAACCTGCTGCTCAACCGGAGTCAGTTTGTCGAACGGCACCGAGAGCAGGTTGTTGAGTCGTGATCCCAAGTTGGAGGGCAGACCCGACGACAGGTCGTACAACGGCTGAAACAACCCACCCTGGCGACCCGACAAGAACGACAGCCCCTCCTCAGCCTTGCGCTGGGGAATCAGGAGGTGCGTCAGGGCGTCCGAGAAGCCCTGGCCCAGCGATCCCTCCCCGCCGAACGCCAGTTCGGGGGCGATATCATAGAGACCCTGCACGCCCTCCGTCGTCGTGTCGGCGTATCTGACCGATTCCTGCCGCACGTAATTCGACAGGGTCTCGGCAGCCTTCGCTTGAAGCTCCAGAGGACCGAACTCAACGATCTTGCTCTGGGCGTCCGCCAGCGTCTTCTGCCACTCGGCATACGCCTCCGGGTCATTCACCTTCTGCCACTCCCCGAGCAACTGAAACTGGGTCGCAATGTTCTCCTTGTGGATGTCCGTCACGAACGCCATCGCACCGTCCGGCGTCTTGGGGTATCGATTGGTATCGAGCGGGTTGATCCCCTTGGCCGACTGGTTGGCGGCTACGTTCTTGACGTTGCCAGTGTCCGTACCCGGGGACGGAAGGTTACCGAGCAGGTTCGAGGCAGCGTTCATCACCTCGGGCACGCCCAAGCCCGTCGCTGCTACATTCCGCACCACCTCTCCGGGGAAGCGCGCAACGTCCCCAACGAGAGGTATCTGTCCCAGTGTGCCGCCTTCAGACCCCGAGCCCCACAACACCCGCCCGAGGGTATCCCACGGAGCTTCGTTGGGGTGCGAACCGGGATCGACGGCCGGCGCCACGGGCTGAATGTCAGGCATGCTAAACCCGGGCTGCTGACCCGTACCAATCGGAGCGGGTGTAGCTCCCGAGCCAGGCTTGGACCCTGGCATGTTCAACATCAGACGGTCCGCCTAGTCGGCTGCTTCGGCAACGGCGGTCGGCTGCTCACCGAAACGTCCTGAGACGACTGACCTGGCTGGGTCACAGTGCGAATCTGGGTGATGGCCGGCGTCGGCGGCACCGAAGATGAAAGCGGCGTCAGTGCCGGCGTCAACGGGGTAGTGGTCAGCGTCGGAGTTGGAATCACAGTTGGCGTCGGCGGTTGGCTGATCCCCGCCACACCCATCGGACCACCGCTCGGCGACTGGACTGGGGCAACCAACGGCACCGCCGTACGTCGGCTTTCATCGAGGGTGGTAACCCCAATCTGCGGCACAGAGGGCACCTTCAGTTGACCCGCCATGCTGATATTCACCCCATTGTACTTCAGGTCCGGCACCGATCCAGGGTATGTCAGACCCGGCTTTTCGCCACCAGGCCCACTATAGGTACGCTTGCCCGCAGCGTAATCCCGATAGGCTTGATCGGGCGTATTGGTCAACGCACTCCACTTCGTTGCAATCTGCGGATCGGCAGGATCGACAATCCCCAGAGAGTTCATCGTCTGCTGCACAAACTCCTGCTGGAAAGCTGGGTCCTTGTAGAGCGCAGCCAGTTGAGCACCAGACGACGTCGCAGCGACAGTCGCAGCCGACGCCTCAGCCGGAGTGCTGAAGGTCACACCCGGAATGCTACCCACCGCTAGTCGAGACGGAGCAATGGCAGCCTGACGCAATCCCTCGGCGGTATCAACACCACCGTAGACCGGCAACTGAAGCGGCTTGGTGGTCCCGTCCGTGAGACCAGCGGGGCCATACGTCATCGAGGTCTGAGTCGCCGAAAAGGTCCCGTCCTTGTACGTGACGTTTACACGCCCCAGAACTTGCGTCGTGAGCGGGTCTCGATTGTAGTAGAGGGCAGACACCGCCTCGTTGGGCGGCGTGTCCTTGATCGCACCAGCCACATTGGCGTCCGCAAAGCCTGCCTTGCGCAACGTAGCGTCAATGGCAGCAGCATTAGCGTCCGGCGTCTGGGTCGGCAGCTGGAGATGCAAGTTGCCCTTGGAATCCACAGTCGCCGTCGCCGTATCCACCCACGGCGAGGACTGAGACCACTGCTGTACTCCGTTCCCGTCCTGGTACCCGTACAGGGTGGTTGTTTTGCCGCCTGTCGCGTAGGTCACAGAAGCCCCTACCGCCACCGGGTTGCCGGTGGGATTGTTCGGATCATCCACGTAGACCGGCCGAGGTTCGACATAGATGGCGTGTGCCAAGCCGTCCAGGCCAGGCTGGGCCACCGCCAACGCATCGGCCGGCAGGGACGCCTTCAGCACAACACCCACCGGACTCTGCCCTGTCGGGTCAAACTGGCCCTTAGCGTCCTTGGACGCCAGGACGTACTGATCCGGCGCCTGATTCATCAACTGCTGCCCCATGTCGGCATTCGCCACCGTCGCCTGTATGTCGGTCGTGATCCCTGTATGGCCCAACATCGCCGAGCCGAACGACGGGCTATCCCCCGCGTCATAGCCCATGGCCCGCATCTGATCCGCCTGAAGCATCTTCGCGGAGGCCGTTTCGAGCCCTGGTTGCGCGGCAAGGGTGCCACACACTCCGGCAAACCGCTGGGCAGCCTGGTACTTGTCCTGCTCGGAGGCGTTGGCGTCTTTCCAAACAGACTCGAACTGCGTGTACGCCTTGTCGTACGCCGTCGCCACGGGCCATACCTTCAGGTTGGTCCCCCATGCCGACATGTCCGACTGACCCTTGGCGGCCGAAGAATACTGCGAGGTGTAGCCGTCAGCGTTGGCGCGCGTCGCCACATTGCTGTAGCCCTGCTCGGCATTGCTGATCCACGTCGCCACGAAATCGTGTGAGAAATCTCCGGCAAACCCAGGATCGGCAACACTGAGCGCATCACTCAACGCCCGGTACTTGTCCGGATGGGCCTGGTAGTCCTGCGACAGCAGTGTGAGTATCTGGTCACCGTTGTTGTCGATCCCCAGTCCGGTGTCCTTCGACATTTGGGTGATGGCGTCGGTCAGGGCAGAACCGACGTTGATCGTCTTGTTCTGATCGGCAACAAACGCGTTGAAGGACCGCGTCTTGGACGCTTCCGCCCCCGCCGAAGACTTCTGCTTGGCGGACTCAATCAACTGCGCCGCATCCTTCTGAAGCACGCGCCAGAACTCCGAGTTCGGCGGCACCTTCTGCGCCCAGTTGAGGAAAAACTGGGCATACTGGGTATCGTCAATCGCACCCTGGACATGCAGCAAATCCTGCTTGGACTGCTCGATGCCGTATTGCAGCTGCATCACTTGGTCTTTGTACGTGTCGTACAGCGGGTCCTTCGCGTCGAGTTTCGCCATGCGCTTCTGCCAGTAGGCCAGCACGACGTCATCAGTCGCCTGTTGGCCTTGGAACTCACCGCCGTTCTTCCAGGCATCCATGATGTTCGAGTCGTTCTGCGACTGCATCTCATGCGCAATCGACACCAGCGTGCTGCTGATGTCCGGCTGCGCCACCGGAAGATGGCCGAACGTAGCTCTGCGGGCCATTACCTACGTCCCAAGTTACGGGTGGTCATTATCCGGCCTCTCGACTGACCACCCTGCATCAAATCCTGCATCTGGGCCTGATACTGCGGCGTGCCGGCCGCACCGGGCTGTGGCTGCGCAAACGGCGCCGAACTTACCTCGCCGCCAGGGCCGCCAGATGTCGAAGGTCCGCCAGCCTCAGACGGAGCGCCCGGGATCGGAGGCGTGATACCCTGGTTTCCAGGACCCTGCGAACCGACCGTACCTGTTGGCGTAGCCGCTCCAAGAGCATTCCGCAGCGCTTCAGTACCCGATGCCTGCTGGCCCGCTACTTGCTTCTGAACTCCCTGCGGAGCCTGGAGACCGAGCGCCTGGAGAGCGCCCATCAGCTGGGCCATCACCTGAACGCTGGCCGGATTCAGTGTCGCGTCGGTCTGGTTGATGCGGATAAGCTCCTGCTCCTGCTCCGGGTCCTCGACGCCTACAGCACCCATGCCCCGCTCCAGGCTCCAGAGCTTGCTGTTGACGAGGTTGATGGCGCGCTGGGCGGTCTCCATCTCGTCCTTTGGCGAGAGAGACGGATCAGTAATCTGGAGCGTGCCCCCACCTGCGGCGAGAACGGCGCGCACAGTCTCGTCTTTCTTGGCCCAGACCTTCAGAACGAGTTTCCAGGTCGCGTTGTCCCAGGTGTAGAACAGCAGGCGCCGCATGCTGATACGGCTCTCATAGTTGGCGATCAGGGCATTGATGGCCTTCGAGGAGTTCAGGACAGCAGCCGGCGCCAGCCCCAACAGCAAATCGTTGAGGCCCGACACAATCGCCATCTCGCGGTCTATTCGGCCGAGAAACTGCTCCAGCTGGAACTGGGCCACGAACGGGGTGATCGCCTCGATGCGGTTGCCGGCACCAGGGGCAACCACCTCGTTGAGCTTCGGCTTCGCGCCCGCATCCACCTTTGATGCGTCCGGTCCCACCAACTGCCAATAGTCGCCCGCCGTGGCTCGCGCAATCATCTGCGCGCCAGCCGTTACCCGCGTCATCTTCTCGCGGATCAGGATTTCCATGTCATGAAGCTCTGAGCGTCCGGTCGGCGTGCCAGGGATGTACGTGTTGTAGAGCGGAATGTACGGGATGACACCCTCGTACTCAACATACTTCGTAGGGCCACGCACTACAAAGTTGCCAGCGACCACGATGTTCCAGGTCTCCATCTTGGTCGGCTGACCACCCTTGCCGATCTTGGTCGGCTTGCGGTACCAGTAGTCCCAGACCTCAATCTTGGCCGGCCCGTAGTTGAACTCGGGATGCGGCAGATCGGCAATCTGATCCCCCAGACCCACCACCCATGGCATGTGCAGCCCTGACGGGGTTTCCTTGTCCCCAAGTACTACGCTGAAGCGCTCCACGCAGGACTGCGGGTCCACAAGCTCCACCCGAGCAGCCCATTCCAAGTCCTCGTGGTCATCGCTCTTGTAGCCCAGGTATAGATTGCGGGGGTTCTCAACGATCTTGGCGTTCGGCTTCTTGTCGTCGCGGTCATAGTAGACGTACGACGCGGTCCGGCCGTACAGCGCCTTGACGGTAGCGGCCTTATGACGCTTCATCTGCCAGCGATACTCGTTCTTCCACGCCTTGCGAACCCTCTCCAGGTCGTTTGCGGCGTGACGAGCCTCTATCGAATCCTTGGTGGGCGCCATGTCCTCTACCGGCTCAACCGCCTGGAGCGACGCCGGCACATCCACGTAGACCGAGGGAGTGTTGATCGAGATGTGGGATCGACCCGGGGTACTCGCAGAGGGGTCATCAGCCCAGAGATCGGCCCCCCAGCCCTGGCCTCCGTTCGCCGTGCCACCCACGGTGGTCGTGAAGTACAATTCATCGAACCGGTCGCAGAAAGCCTTGAAGATGTCCTGCTCAGTGGCAATCGAAGAAATGCGTTCCGCCAGCTTCCTTTGCAGCGAAACGTCGTCGTCCGGAGCCATCAGGGCAAGCGCCCCCGTCAGGGTCAGATCAGCATAGTTCCGGTCAGCCATCGCGTCTCAGTGTAGATGCGTCCTCCGTGTCCGTCAACGCGGCGGCAACCGCCGCCCTTTTGGCTAGTCGGTGAGCGGTCATCGACCGCCTCAGCCCCGCCGAATTGAGCCCATCGTTCGCCTTTGGCTCGGGGACACCGTACTCGAACCGGGCCGGCACTCGCTCGCTTTGCGTCGGCGCCGCCCGCAGGAGCTTCACGACAATGGAAACCTCCATGACCAAGTCCTGCTCGATCTTCCGGTCGAGGAGCTTGTAGTTGCGTAACTGCTTGCGAACCTCAGGCCAGTATCCCCCTGTCGGAAACTCGATCCGCATGTCTTCAATGGCAGTGCGGGCGTCGGACAGCATCTTGCGCTTGACCTGAGACACCCCGCCGAACTCTACCGTCCTGACTGGGATGCCCGGGTAGTTCTCGTCGTCGTCCTCCAGCAAGTCGCGGAACATATGTCCGCCTAGCGCCGTCGTGTCTACGCCCGTCTCGATCCACGACTTGCCGCCCTGTGCGTACTTGTGGTGGTCGCGCTTCCCGAGCAGGACGATTCCTCGCGCGGTCTGCTTTCCGCTCTGGCGCGTCAGCGATACACCGATAGCCTTCCCGCTCGGCAGTACCTTGACCACCATGCTCCAGCACTTGTCCTTCAGCCCCGGGTCCAGCGCGTGAATGTAGACGGCGCCGGGCTGGGGGGCCTCCTCGACAGGCAAATTGGGGTTGAAGATGGCGTCTACCGACTGGGTGTGGAACCAGGCAAGAGCGGCCTGGATGAACTTGCCGTCGATATTCTGAGCGATCCAGTCCTCCGACTGCCCCTCGATCATCCGGTCGAACGTCTCCTCGTCCAAACCATAGCCGATGTTCTCCCGGGACGACATCCTCATGCTGGCGCGGTACCTCTCCCGAAACGGGTCCTCGGGGTCGCCCGTGGCCCACAGGTCTTGGAAGTCCACGCTCGTCTCAATCGACGGCGTCGAGATCAGGATGAACTGACCGCCAGTTCCCAATCGGCGAGCATGCAGCACTTCACTGATGAGCCAGTTCAAGTTGCTCTCCAGACCAGCCTCGTCAAACGACACACCGTGCATGTTCTGACCAATGGACGAGAGGGCCTTGGCTTTGGTGGACCGGAAGTGGATTTCGGCGCCGCCGAACTCCGGCGCAAACCTGATCCAAACGTACTCGCCACGCTCCTTCGCCCCAGTACACCACGGTCCGAGGCCCGTATCGGTCAGGGTCACGATCTTGTCGGCACCACCAACCTGATCCGACCAGGGACAGCCGTGCTTCTGTGCCGGGTGAACGCCACCCCAGAGCAGAGCTAGCTCGTTGAACAGTTGCTCGGCCGGCCCCTGCTCGACCGCAAAGTGCCACCAGTGATAGGGGATGTGTCCCCAGTGTTCCACTTGCGCCGCATCGGTGATGTCGTCGGGAGGCTGAAGACCCATACGGTAGGTGCAAGAGTGGGCGATGATGAGCGCTAGGCCCAGCGTCTTGCCGGCACGGTTGCCGGCCGCAATCATCAGCCAGAGGAAGAACGCTCGCCAGCGGGAATCCGTGCGCCGCAGGTAGAGATCGCCCATGCGATCCTGGCCGGGGTTGATGAGCACACCGAAGTAGACCCAGCACCAACGCTTGAAGTCCCAGCGACCGCGCTGAAACTCCTCAGCTGACGGCTTCAGGTTCTCCCAGCCTTTAGGTGGCTTCGCCATCCGGCACCTCCTCGAACTCTCCCTCGGTGGCGTCCTCATCCTCCTCCTCTTGCCCCGAGCCAATCAGACCTTGCGGCGCCAGCATCCCTTTGCCGTCAGCGCCCCCTAGCATCAACTGGAACAGGTCGATCTTTCGCCGTGCCGTGTTGTCCTCGCGCTTGACGATAATGGCTTCAGCCTTCAGGGCAGTGTTCAGCGCCGGCTGGATGTCTTTGTCGAGGATGTTCGGCCGGTTGCGCATTGCCTCCTTGATCGCCTCCTCGTTGTCGCCGGCCTCCTCCAGCGCCATACGAAACGCCTTCTCGCGAAGCTCGACCTCATCGAGAATGCGGGTCTGGATGAACACCGTTGTGTCGCGCCGGGACAACCCCGCCGGCACATTCTGGCGTGTAGCGGCGTACGGCACGTGCTTCTTCAGGTGCGACAGCACTGTTGCCGCCGTGATCGGCCAACCGGCTTCAGTCATGGTAGCGGCGATGGCCGTCGCCGAAAGACCCCCGGCCCAGTCGGCTTCAATGAGCCGGGCGCGCTCAGGCGCGCGGCAGATGACGCAATTGGGGAGGTTCACAGCGGGCTCCCGGTATTGAGAATGGCGTTTACACGTCCCTCCCTGAGATCACTGGGCTTGACCACAACAGCCTTTGCGCCGCACTGGTTCAACAGTTGGAGCCACTCGACTTGCGCCGGGGTTGGCTCCTCGGCCTCTTTCTTCAACTCCATGAAGATCAGTCTGTGGCCGGGCTTCGCAAGTGTCAAATCCGGCCACCCATCGGGCATTTGCGTTACCCACTGCCCTTCACCGGTCTCCAGATCACCCACCCAGCCCCGGCCGGCATGCGCCACCCTCCATTTACGGCCCTTGGCACGCGCACGAACCCGGTCCTGGAGGGTCTTCTCGCTCATTTGATGGTCAACGCACCATCCGAGGCCCTCCCGATGCGTAATCTGCTTCCCACATGACGGGCAAATGGGCTTTTCAGCCTTCGGTGTCGTCATTTGCCTCCTCAGCGAAATCCATCGCGGACTTGACGCGCAATCCGTCATACCAAGTGCCCGTTTCAGCGTGTTTCTTGTTGAACTTCCTCCCCAAAGCGAGCCCGAACGCCGCCCGGGACATCGTTTCGGTGCGATTCTTGGCGCACCACTCCTGGTAGGCGGACCATAGAGTTCCGGCCGAGACTCGGGCGTTGCTATCGGTCACGCAGCGCTCCATCACGAACTGCGTGATGGGGTCATTCTCGCTGATGTACTGGTCTGACCACTCCGTGATGGCCTTCGGCTCGGGCATCCCCTTTGTCAGCCAGCCGATTGCCTCCAGGACCATCAGTTTCAGGATGGCCTGCTTCTGGGTCCGCAGATGTTCCTCCATCATCACGTCCGGGTTGGCGCTGTAGTCCCGCTGGAACTGCACCACTCGCACCCGGCGCCGCATCGACACGCCGACGTCGTCGGTCTTTGGCGGATCGTTCGTCAGAAAGACGATCTTGTGTGTCGGCGGGAACCGCGCCATCGCCTCCGACTTCGCGTAGAGGTCTCGCGCCAGAATCATGTCTTCACCGGTATGCGCCTTCAGGAGAGCTTCGTTGAACGCGCCGCCCGGCGGCTCCGACATGTACGTGAACCGCAGGGATTGCAGCCGCATCAGGTCCGGCCGGGCAGCTGATGACGCGGTACTACCGAACCGGGTCTTCATGTAGAGGGTGTCGGTCGGCGTGTCGGCATACTCCCCGAGCGCCGTCACGATAGTCTTCGCCAAGACGCCCTTGCCGTTCGACCCGCGCCCCACCCACATCCAGAACTTCTGCTCCGACTGGAGGCCGAGTAGACAGTAGCCCATCAGCCGCCGGAGGTAGGCGACGAGTTCGAGGTCACCATCCATGATGTCCTTCAGGAACCAGTCGAAACCACGATCCTCGGGGAACTCAGCATCAACGTCCCAGTCACAGCCGACCGTCTTGGAGACCAGCATGTTCGGGTCGGGGTGCTCATGGAACCGGCCGGCGCGGAAGTCCATGATGCCGTTGTCGAAACCGACTAGATACGGGTCGGTGTCCCACTCATCGCCCGCCATCGCGATCCCCTCACGCGCCGACAGGCCCTTCAGGATCGACTCCTTCTTGCCGGTATCGAAGACCGGCAGCACCACCTTGCGGAACTCGCCGTGTCCGGTGTTGAACCAGCCGGCGTCGGTCAGCAGGGCGCACATCTGCTGATCCTCGTTGCCGGTTGAGTCCGGCGTCACGTCCTCGTTACTGGCCCGCCACCAGGACTGCACCCGAAGTCGAATCAGATCGTAGACCGCCCGTTGGTGATCCGGCCGCCAGCGCACTCCATTCCAGATCAGCCACCGCTGCCGGAGATGATCGAACCTGACGATGTCGCCGAACCCCAACGGCGTTGGCGCGGCCAGGAGATCACCCAGGTTGTCGTCGCGAGTGGTCAGTGGGTGGGCTTTGGTCACGGCATCAGGTCCTCCCGGACCTTGCTCAGCGTTTCCCGGAGATGCAGCACCCGACGCTCCTCGCTCTCCGGCAGCCCATGACATCGGCAGACGGGATAGCCGTAGAGAATCTCCAGCTGTTCGGGGGTCAGCATCCAGAACTTGCACTTGGTCAAATGACCATCAGTCTCGCCGCAATGCGGACAGGGTTGTCCTATCAACTGTGCCGGTACCGCAACAGTTGAGGTAACACCAGCCGCTACCTGCGCTCGTCGGCTCGCGACACGGACCGCTTCAAGGGGGTCATCCACGGGCGCGCACCCGGCGGTAGGCGGCGCGGATCGTCGTCTGCACTTCTCTCTCTGTCAAACCAGCGGCAACCGCCGCCGTACCTAGCTCAGATTGCACAGTTGCCAATGCTACTCCTTCCTCCGCTGCCGTCAACGCACACCAGGCCAGTACGTTATTCCTGTTTCCCGGCGGGGTTATGCGAATAGTATTCACCAACCCCGACAGATTATGCACCTGCCATGATCGAAACCCGCCGCCGGGAAGAAGCTCGATGTGTGCTACCGAGAAGTCGGACTTCTCGTACGCCTTGGCCTTCTCCACTGCCGGCGCGTCGGCGAGTAGCTTCAGCCGGGCGGCGATGCCGTCCGGCAGCCACGCCATCGGGGCGCCGAGCGGATCGACCCACGTGTAAACGTCGTACGGGGAGTGCCACTTCAGGCACGGGGAGTCATCGCAGGGGGCGAACGCCGATGGCGGCGCGACGACGTAGCCGCCGAACCCCTTGAACAGCAAGGTCTGTCCGTCCAGCCAGCGATTGGCTTCGGCGCCAGGCGACAGAAACCAGGCATGGAGCCCGTGATGGCTCATTGCAATGACTGTGTCCGGCTCGGAACCGGCAAGGTGCATGAACAGTGCAGCTGCCTGCTCGCTGTCCAGGTCGGCGACGAGGATGTGCTCGGGCACCAGGATGGCGATGCCGGTCACAGTCTCGTTGTCATCGAAGACACCGCGCAGTGCGGCGAGATCGACTTGGTTATCGGGCTCACCATGTATGGAGTTCTCCCAGGACCACGACCCGCCGTGTATCCGATGGGGCCGCTTGCCGTTGAGGGCCAGGAGGTGGTAGCCGAGTCGCAGGTATGTGAGGGCGGCGTCGCCTAGATGTGGCATGTGTCCTTTCAGTTGACGGGGAGCCCGAGACAACGCGTGCGCTCGGGCTCCCCCAAACCCCGGAGGAGACCACCGGGGAAGGCCAAGTCTCCATTGGCCTCATATGGTTTGACGCGTCAGCGCGCCCTGCGCTTTTCCAGGAACGCTCTCATGTCTGCCGGTGTCGCTTCCAGGGTTCGTCCTGGGGCGAGCGGCTGACGTGTGGCGAGAAGCTCCTTGCGTCGGTAGGCCCGGCGAAGTGTCTCGACGGAGCAGCCAAGAAACCTGGCCCACTCCGAGAGCGTCTTCGGCTTGGTCGCGCCGACCGGGATTTCGTAGGTGCTCATGCTACACCCTACCCTTCGGACGATGACGCCAGTACCCGCACGGTCTCCAGGTGTTGAACTCGAAGTCCCACTTGAAGTATGAGAGTACGAACGTCGCTATCCGACCGCAGACCGAACAGTGCATGGCACCGAAGCGCTCGAAGACGGGTGCGTGTTGTGGACTCATCGGCTACTCGCCGCTGGCGGTGCCGTCAGCGGAAGCGAGCTTCGCGAGTCGCGCCGCTTCAATCTCGTTGGTCCGCGCCACGATCTCGGCGAGGGTGTCGGGGTCGGTGATCGGCACGCCGGCATCGACGTTCTGTGGAACGAGCGGCTTGATCTTCTTGGTCGGCCTGATTGGCGGCAGAACCGGTATGGAGGCGATGATGTCGTCTACGGGATCGGTCTGGGAAAGGATCGGGCCGGGGGTACGAACCTTGTTGACCGAACCCTTCGGCCGGCCCAACTTCGTCGGTTTGGCTGGCGGAACGACCACGAACTCCTTGGCCGTTGTGCCCGCCTCGGAAATCAGTCCGAGAGCGATGGCACGGGATCGGGTGTAGGCCCGGCCGTTGATGCGGACGATGTCACTCATCGGGGTTGTTTCCTTCCTGCCGCGCGATGGCGGCGTTGGCCCAGAACAGAGCTTCTTCCATGGCTGTTGCGCAGAGCGACGCTTCGCGTCCGTCAGGAAGAGCGAGCAAGATGACGTCAGCCGCCAACTTCATTGTGCTGCGAACTTCGCGGTGTTGTGCCGCGATACGTTCGTTCTTGGGTGGCCGATGTGTGAAGCGCCGAGAAATCTCGGCAGGCGTGAAGGCCATCTACTTCGCCGCCTTCGGGTTGAAGATGCCGACGACAGACTCGATCTGCGGCCAGCCACCCTTGCTATGGGTGACGGAGACGTGGACGATCCGACCAGGCAGAAAGTCCGCCTTGAACTGATCCTCGGGAGTGGCAGCGTCGTAGGCAGCCAACTCAGCCGGCGTCAGGAGCTTGGAGAGATGCTTACGGAAGCCGGACCGTGCGCCTGTAGCCAGACGGGTCAGCGCTTCGAGTTCGAGCGGGTCGCCCTCGCTGGATGAGTCATCCAGGACGGGATGGTTCGGGTCGTCCTTGTCGAGCATGGTGAACTGGAAGTGATAGCGCTGGCCGTCGTCGTTGTGGCCGTAGTCGTCGATGCCTGCCCAGTCGGGGTGCTTGACGATCTTCAGGTCATCGAAGCGAGCCAGCTGGAGCCCGTCCTCGATCTCCGGCGCTCCGGCGCCTGCTGTTCGGGTAGGAAGCGTGAAACCCACGGTGTTGAATCCCTTTCCGCCGGCCGAGCCGGCTGAACTGCCGGCGCTGCCGGCGTTGGTGTCTGTGGGCAGTTGCCCGATCTCCCGAACTATATCACGGGTTGTCAACTAGTGTCAACCAACCCTTGCCGGTAGCAGTTTGATGCCCCGGTAGACCGATCCCGTGGCGCCTCGGCGGCGGGTGTACCTCATTGTCATCCAGCGACCCAGCTGGTTCGGCGTCTCCAGCACCCAGAGCTTTCTCGGCTTGGAGTGGTACCAAGCCACATACGCCCTGTATAGCTCAGCCGGCGTGACCCGGCCAGCGACGTCTTCGGCCAGTGCTTCAACGGCAAAGCGGTGCAGTTGTTCGGCGGTATCCAGGTCCATACCCAGGATCGTATACGAACGTTAGATTCGTGTCAACTGACGGCCCCGACCAGCCGGCTGACTACCCTTTACCGCACAAGACCCCAACATCCACGAGGGGATTTCGGGCTCCTGACGACCCTGACTACCTTCCCTATATTGTAGCTTCGTAGAGCCACATATCGTATACGATAGTCCGTTCAGTAGGAGGGTAAAGCGGAACCCGTCATCCCGTCAGTTTGTGCTCAATTCCGGGGCTAAACCCGTCAGCCGGCTGACGACTTCTGCCGATGGCGGGTGCCACAACCTTGACGTTCACGTGAAGGTTGTTGCCCGGCAGGGGTGGACCCGGGGTCACGGAAGGTGGACCCGGGGTCACGGAAGGTGGACCCGGGGTCACGGAAGGTTGTTGCCCGGCAGGGGTGGACCCGGACTGTCCGCCCGCACCACCCGCGCCACGAAACCTACTCCCCACCCGGGTGGGTATCGCTCCAAACCGGACCGCGCGCCCCTCGTGTTGAGCACGAACGCAGCATGCATGTATGACGCAACAGCGCTGTCGTGCGCTGTCTGTTTACTAAACGTTTACTAAACAGTATGGCGTGTTGGGCATGCAATGGGCGGACACGCCGTCTACCCTGTACCATGCCACGACAGCGCACGACTGCCGACAACACGCCGAACAGTACGAACGTCCTATGCCTTTGGTACTTTCGGCGCCGCGCACGACGGGCACGCAGCCCTATGATTGTTGCAGGCGCCGAACGGCGCCGACCGAACGAGGTACGATCCGATGCAAGAGACAGACGTTCAGACCGGCCGAACGATCCGAACCGTTACCTATCAGTCCATCATTCGCACCTATGCTCGCGACGTGCGAGCCGGTTCGGCGGATCGGGACTTAACTCCCCGCCAGCGGCGGCTCGTGGAGGTGCTACTCAACACGGCGTCAAGCTCCCCATGGGCGACGGGCCAGTACCCACCCTCCGAGGATGACCGGCGCCGCGTTTGTCAGGCATTCGGGGATGTTCAGTGGAACGGCAACACACGAGCGCTAATGTTGGCAGTCGGTCCGGCCGCTGACGCCGACTTTACCGTTGCGCTAGAGCTCACCTTGGAGATACTGCGCAACGTCTGACGTACCACGCCAGCGCTGGCACCCTCCAGCGCTGGAGCGGACCGTCAAACCGATCCGACCGACAGCGGAGGTATCTACCATGAACATAACCTTTCACGCCCTAGACTGCGACGGCGTAGGCTGCGCCCATTGGAGTCACGCTATCGTCAATCCGACCGATGTTGAGCGGTCCGCGTTTACCATCGAGGAAGCGCGCGACGAGCCGTCGCCCGCCCGGCCGTACACCTCGCGCCGGGGCGTCGGCGTGCATCCCCTCAACGCACGAGACGAGGCGACCGAACGTACCGACCATGACGTACGCCCGCTGTGGATCATCGGGCGCTATCTGTACGTCTGCCAGACGTGCAAGAGATATCTCGCCCGTACGCCCGAGAATGATAGTCTGCCGCTCGTCAACTGGACTCACGGCTCAGCTGTCACCGATCCCGGTATCCTGTACGCTATCGGCTAGACTCGCGACGGTAGGGCCGCGCCAGTCGCGGCCCTACAGCCGGCAGTCTAGCCGGATCGACGATAGCACGAGGTAACGCCAATGGACACGATATCCACACTCACGGCGCGCGATGGTGGGGGCACGTTCGATGCCGTCACGCTCCGGCCGTACAGCCCGCGTCAAGGCTACGCGGTCGGTCTGGCAGACGGCACGGCCGCGCAGCTGCCACTGGCAGACGTGGCACGGCTGGCAGTGGCAGTCCGCAAGGTCGCGGCACGGTTCCGGTGCGCATACGTCGGGACATGGATCAAGGATGACGTGGTGCACGTCGATCCGGTCGCCGTCGTGCCAAACCTCGCAGCCGCGCTGTACTTGGCGCGGCAGACTCACCAACTGGCAGTCTGGGACTTTGGCGCCGCCAAGGAGGTGCAGGTCTAAACGTCTGCTCACACTATGGCGCCAAAACGCCATACCTCGCCGCATACGTTGCGACGAGCACCGCATACATCGGAGGTACATCTACCATGCAATTCCGTGACGGTTCCGCCACACGTACGGCCGACTCCCAAAGGGCCGCGCAGCTGGCGCGACAGACAGCGTACAGTGAGGCGGTCGCGGCAGACCGGCCCGAGTGCCACTGCCAGTATCCCAAACTCCCCGCGAGTCAGTGGGGCCGCGACGACGAGTTTGTCGGTCGCACATGCCTGCGCTGTGGAGGTGAATTCGCACTCTGAGCCACTAGGCGAAAGCTGATCCTCACACCTGCCGCCATACGTCGGGAGCGCATGACGGCAGGGGCGAGTATCACAACGATACTCGAAAGCCACACCTCGTGGCATACGTCGGAGGTACGCGATAATGCTAGATTGTGGACACGAACCGGCACGGCCGGACTCGTTAGTGCCGGGCATATGGCACGCACCGAATGGCGGCCCGAGCATGTGCGACGCGTGCGCCGATGCCGCTATAGCGGCAGACATAGCGGCCGGGACCGGCCCGGTCATGCTGTACGACACGGGCGAGACGCCGACGCGCATCGGTCTGGGTACTCTCAACTGGACCGCTCCAAAGCTGACCCTAGCGGGCACCATGCCGCTCATGCGCGTAGTGTCGCGCCGAGTCTACCGTGGCAACATCGGCCGACTCGTGGCGATCACGGCCGTTGCGCCCGGCGGGCGGGAATGGCACGGCCGACACTCGGCCGACTGGTGCGAATGCGTCACGATGTGGCCTAGCAAGGCCGCCAGCTGACAGCCGGACCCGTGGCGCCACTTGACGCGTATGCGACAATGGTGCCACGAGCCCGCCCGTCAACCCGGTCGGGACACGGAGGTTCTGAGTAATGGCAGTCTCCGCTCGGGAGTCTAGGAACGACGAGACGTTTAACGGGTGGGCCAACTGGACTACCTGGAACGTCGCGCTATGGCTCGGCAATGACGAGCCACTGTATTGGGCGATGGTCGCAGAAGCGAACCGGCTCGCCCACCGCGTAACGGCCGCACAGGCGCGCCGGTTCGCGTCGGCATGGATGGGATCAGTGACCCGCGACGGTGCGCAACTGCGCTTTTGCCGTTGGGCCGAGATTGCCGCCATGATGAACGAGGCTGGTGACGCATGAAGCACGTCGGCACCACGGATGAAGTCATCCGCGCATTCATCGAAGGTCGCAGCATGCACACCGCGAAAGCCCCGGTTCCCGGCGGCTATCGCGTGGACTCTGTCCCTGACGTGGACAACCCCGGCGAGTACGATCTGTACTCGTACCGCACCATCGTGGCGCATCGGTTCGCTGATGACTGCCACGGGCAGGCGCGGATCGCGCTCACGACCCGCAAGTACAGCGTGACCACATCCAAGCTCATGGGCCACGTCCGCGCGGCACTTGTCGCCGAGGGCTACCGCCCAACCGGCGAGGTCGTTATGATCGAGGCCGCCGTCCCGGGCCGCTGGGGTGGTTTGGTCTGCCGTGGCATGCCACGGGCCGCGAAACGATCCCGTTCGAGGTGTACGCTTAGCGCTCGTTCTGCATTCCACGCCTGCCGGGGTACGTACCGGATCGGTTCACCTCCCCGATCCGACGTCTCCCCGGCAGGAGCGGACGCCAGACGGCATCCGGCAAACTGAAGCATGAAAGGATCACGTATGGAGTTCCAGGACGGTTTTTACTGGCACCCGTGGCACCAGGGCGGGCCGTTGTGGTACATGACTGCCGACGAGGCTCGACGGCGCTCGAAGTTCATCAACAGCAACAAGCCCGAAGTGGAACGACCCGAGCGCAATCGGCTGTTTCAGCTGGCAGACGTGTCCACAATCCCCGCGTACGTCAAGGCGAGGGCCGCGTACGACAAGGCCGGTGCCGCGTACGTCAAGGCGAGGGCCGCGCTCGACAAGGCGAGGGCCGCG